TAACGGGGTTGCTTCGTGACAGATGGGTAGATGTTGAAACGGACTTCCCTGCCACGGGTGTCGTGTTACCGGATGTGGTGATTGAGTCTAAGTCGAACTCTGACCCGTGGGTCGCGGCCACGTCCATCGCGGAGGCATTCGGGTACGATCTAGCGTTCGACGCGGACGGGGTGGCGAGGCTCCGCCTAGTCCCCGATGTGTTAACGGACGACCCGGTAGAAACATATGAAGATGGCGCTGACGCGGTAGTCACTACCCTGTCCCGCACGTTCGACAGCGCACAATCTTTCAACGGTGTCGTCGTTTCGGCGGAGGGCACGACGGTAGACGCCCCGTTCCGGGTGATCGTGTGGGACGAGAACCCGAATAGTGTCACTTACCGGTTCGGGGAGTTCGGTGAGGTTCCATTTTTCTACAACTCGTCGCTGATCACTACCCCAGATCAAGCGGTCTCGACGGCGGCGGCGTTGCTGCGTAAGCAGATTGGGCAGTCGGAGGCGGTGGAGTGGGGGCAGATCGTGAACCCTGCACACGATGTCCTAGACGTTATCCGGTTGAGGCGTCAAGCGAACTCGCTGGACTTTGTTCTACTAATAGACAGGCTTCAGATACCGTTAGCCCCGTCCGGTGTCATGTCTGCTGTTGCCCGTTCACAGGAGGTTGACGGTGGATAAATACCTTCTAGCGCAAGCGTTCTCCCCGACTGCTTCCGATGAATGGCGGTTCGTTAAAGGAACCGTGGTTAGCGTGGAGTCTGATTACACGATGACGGTGGCAGTAGGTGGATCGGATGAATCTATCGCGAGTGTGAAGTATGTGGGTGAACCTGCCCCTCCGGGCGCTGGCGTGTGGATTCTGGTGAACGATACCGACCTGTTCGTGTTGGCATCTAACGCGGCAGCGGGACGTGGCATTTCACCGATGGCGTACCGGACAACTAATCAGGCGATTAGCAATGCGAGTGCAACTCCGATCATTTGGGAGGGGGAAGACTCAGACCCGTTTAATTTCATTACGGCAAGCGCACAATCAATCGACGTTACTGTTCCGGGGCGCTACGTCGCCGTAGGACAGATCGACTTTGCATCTAACGGAACCGGGGTGAGGTCGGCGTCAATCATCGTAGATGGCGCGGTGTTGGGCGCGCAACGTGTCGGAGCGTTTACCGGGGTCGCACACGTTAATGTGTCTAGTGTGCCGTTCACCGTGTCGGCTTCTACCACTGTGGAACTTTGGGTAGAGCAGAACTCTAGCGCCTCACTGAACGTGGTCGCGTCGGGGAGCGTTTCCCCTGGGCTAGGAGTGTACTATCTCGGGTAGGCGACTAAAGGTAGGGAGAATAATGGCTAATTATGAAGTGGCAAAAGTGTTAGCCGGTGCAGTTCATGTTTACGAGGATACGTTCGATAACGGACAGGAAATAATTGAGATTCTAGAATCGCAGGGAGCGTGGGACGACGCTCTCGTGGGGCCGGGGGGTGGGGAAGTTAACAAGTCGATCCGTCACAACAAAGTAGCGTCCATTGATCCCTTTAACTTTCGGACGGAACTTGTTCTATACAACTTTGTTCGTACGGCTTGGAATTACATTAACGACTACGCGATTCATTACGATGCGCTTTTCTCTTCGATAGAGCCGGTAGTTGTTAACCGGTACGAGCCGGGAGATAGATACCTGGCGCACGCTGACGCGGGACCGGGTGTGCCTAGGATCATTTCCGCTGTCGCGTACCTGAACGATGTCGATGAGGGAGGGGAGACAGAGTTCACGCTATTCGATGTTTCCGTTAAGCCAAAGGCGGGAAGACTGATTATTTTTCCGTCTAATTATGCGTATCGACATGCAGCGTTACCCCCCATTAGCGGAGTCAAATACGCGGCGGCTCTTTGGACGAGGCAATAGTATGTGGAGACCGCTAGTTGTAGATTCTTTGTTTACGAGAGACGATCGTCGCGGGGTGCTTGACACTTGTGATTATCTGTACAAGTTTCGATCTTCCTACGATGCAGGATTCGGGAGAGTGACATCCGGGGACAACCGTCTTCTCCCGTATCTTTACGCTTCTACTTACGCGGCGCAAAAAGTATTCGGTGTAGATTCTTTGCTACCTACTTACGCGTTATGGGCAAGATACGATGTCCCCCAGTCCAATCTGCACAAGCACAAAGACGATAACGCATGTACCTATACCCTTGATTATTGTGTCCGGCAGCGTGAGCCGTGGGATATTTACGTCGAGGGAACGCCTTACACATTGCAGGAAGATCAGGCGTTAGCGTTCCTTGGCGAGGATCAGGAGCACTGGCGACCGGACTTCCCTAAACGCAACGTAGTTGAGATGATTTTTTTCCACTTCGTGACGCCGGATCATTGGTTTTTCAATTCTAAAGCGGAGCGTCCTGAGCGATTTGCTAACTTTATTAGTGAGCCGCTACCGGACGTCGCTCTACCGCAGTAGGGCGGGTCGTGCCTACCGGAGAGCCGGTAGTATCCGAAGGCGAGCATCCCATGCAAACCGTCGTCGCCCGTCTCACTGCTGCGAGGGCGAACCACAGTAGGAGTAGTGTTGTCCCATGATTGAGGCATCGGGCATTGAGTGGTTCTGGGCGGGCGTTATTTTCGTGTCACCGTTTGTCTGGTTCGTTGCCGCGTTCTTTATAGGTGAGCGTGCGGAAGAGAAGCGGTGGCCGACGAAGCGGGATGTCTGATCGGGTGATGATATTTTTTGGGCGTTCCCGATATTTTATTCCCACAGGAAATGTACTACTAGACTGCTTCATTGCTACGTTTTCTGGAGGAATCCTGTTATGCCGCAACCCGTCATCCCCGTAGATAAATGCGTATGCGGATGGTGGAAGTACGCGGCACAGTCGGAGTGTCTGCGGTGCAGGAAACTACATGTCGGGCAGTAAGATAACCTCCATGCGAATCGCGTTAATTACAAGCGTGTTCGGTGGTTACGATCCTTTGCGCCCTGCCCCGGAAGGGTTCGACGACACGGTAGCGGTCACCGACGTTAAGGCACCGGGTTGGCGTTGCTATGTGGAGAAGCCGTCGGAGGCTCCTAGGCTTGCCGCGAAAAGGGCGAAGATGCGCCCGTGGGAGTTCACCGATTGTGACGCCGCTGTATGGGTAGACGCTAGCATTGAGATCATTGATGGCATTGAACTCAGGAACATGGTGGAACCGTTACTGGCGCAACGTGATCTGTGGGTTTGGCAGCACCCGGAGGGCCGCACAGATATTAGGGAAGAGGGGCCGGTGTGTTGGGATTGGCCGAAATACCGGGACTACCCGATAAGGGAACAGGTCGCGGCGTATGTCGCGGACGGGTTGCCGGAGCGTTGGGGTTTGTTCGCGTGTGGTGTGATGGCGTGGAGGTTTACGCCGGAAGCGAAACGGTTCGGACAGTTGTGGTTACAGGAGAATCGTGACTGGTCAATTCAGGATCAGATCAGTCTGCCGTATCTACTGTGGCGGGAGGGCATGAGGTTCGGTACGTTCCCCGCTAATCAGTACAAGAATCCGTGGTTCCGTATCCGGTGGGATGAACGGCCAGCGGGTCAGGGGCCGTCTGCCGTTTCGTGATCCCACAGTTCACTGTCGGGGATGCGGTGACCCCAATGATGCTGACACAAGGATTCCGGTACAGGCCCGGTCGGTACTTGCGGCGTCCACGGATTACAGTATTTCGCTGGCAGGATAGGCGTGTCGGGGTAGTTATCTTTCACGATGCGGGTAAGTAGTTTCGGGCCTGTCTTCCAATCTATCGTGCGATGTTCGTTCTTAATATTTTCGGGTATCGCGTTGATGACTGTAGAGAACAGGGGCTGTCGCGGGGCTGACATCATCCACGCGTTAGATATAAGCCAATTGTCTATCTCGTTAGCCAACGTCACCGGGTGATCCGTTAACTCTTCCGGTATTGGTCGTAGCGGTTCCATGTCGCAGTTCACATAAAGGCCACCGATGAGGTGAAGTATTTCGTAGGCCGCAATATCTGCTTGAGCGACTTGGATAATACTGTTGTGTTTCGCTGCTCCGGGGTTCGGATTCCAACCTGTTCCAACATTGTCGAAGTGCCACTTGTTCTGGAGCGGTGGGAGCATCCAATAGTCCCAGTCTACGAGTTTCCAATCGGGGTTGAGTTCGCTCCATTTGTTTCCGTATTCAACGTAGGCGCGGGGCATGGCGCGTGGGCCGAACCAGATCCGGTGGATTATACGCGGGGTGACCATGTTATTCCCTCTGTTTCCCGATAGTAGGTGACCGTCTTGCCTATGCCAGCGTCTAACGGGTAGAAGCCTGCCGGGTCTACACCGATCTGTTCTAATGTCGTTACGTCGGCGGAGACAACGGTGCCTAAAGACTTAACCGCACGCTCTACCGATGACCAATCTAGATCGGGCTGCTGCTGCTTAATGTGAAACGCAAGTCGTAGGATGTCGGGGTGGCTACTTAGTGGGCCACCTTCAGGCTCTCCTAGCCTCATGGGGACATCTTCCATCGTTGCCCAACGAACGTTTGCCGCTACCGTTTCCGCTACTTCACGGACTGTCACAGGGACGGGGGAGCCTACGTCTATCGGGTGATTAATAACCGCTCCATCCTTTAACGCTTCTAGCGTGGTCGTGAACACTCGCGCAACATCCTCTACCCACACCATGTCGCTGACCTGTTTCCCTCCGCCATACAAACGCATTGGGTCACCCGATAGAGCGGCGCACACGAATGACGGCATTATCTTCCGAACCTTGCTTGAACCGTATGGGGCTGGAGCCGACTGGCCGGGGCCGTAAGCATTCATAGGACGGACGGCGGCAATCCTCGCGTCACGATCTTCCCTATACATGTCAACGAATTGTTCGCCGCATGTTTTCGTAATGCAGTACGCTCCCCTGCCGATACCTGAATTGCCAACGGCGGCAAAGACTACGGGAATGTTGTAACGCGCTCCCGCCTCAAACACATTCAACGTGCCGATAATGTTTGTTTCCGCTGCGGGTATAGGGTTGTCGATCGTTTCGGAGGTTCCAAGAACGGCTGCTAGGTGAACGATACCGTCAACGTGTGCGGCTAATTCTTGCACGATTGTTGCGTCCCGAACATCGCCTAACATGTCGGTGGTGTCCCGTTTCTTGTGGTCAAGAACGAGGGGTGTGTGACCGCGTTGCCGTAGTTCCCTGAGCAAGTGAGAACCGATGAATCCTCCGCCCCCTGTCACTCCAACAATCATGCGATCCCCTTTAAGGTGTTTTGGTAATCGCGGGCAGCAGATTCCCAGATGGCTAAGTCACCGCGTTGAGAGATATTTTCGCCGTGAATAACGTACTCGTAGTCGATAGTCGGTGATGTTTGGAACCGCGCACCTACCCTTGCGGCGTCAACCCAAAACCGCCAGTCCTCGCAGATCGCGTCTTGGAATCCGCCGGTCTTCTCCCACACCCAACGCCTGAATGGGGAACAGGAGAACACGAGATTGTGAGGTGTCTTCATCACGTCCTGTCGGGTCGCGTGACGCGCTGGCAAGTTCTTCCCACTCATCCTTATCCCGAACATGTAAACATCCGCGTCGCAGGTCTCTAGGGGGTCTAGCGCGTGCGGGTAAATAATGTCGTCCACGTCCATCTTGCAGACCCAATCGGTATCGGCTTCCGCTATCGCATCATTAACACATACCTGAGGGTGGATCTTCGGTTCGATAGTTGTCTCTAAAATAATCATTCCCGCTTGCCACTCTACGAGCACTTCGCATTCTTCAACATCATCCGTGACAATGATTATCTGGTCGGGTCGTGTGTGAAGATTCTTAACGGCTTCACTCCACTCGGGTAGGAACATGCGGTAACGCTCACCGTAAGCCACCGTAACAATACTGGTGCTCATAACTTATCCCATGTTTTACGGTCGATAACCCCTGTGACCATTAGGCTTTTATCCTGCTGGAACTGTCGTACGGCGAGTGTCACTTCCCTGTCGTAACGCCCGTCGATTGGGCCTGAGTATTGGCCGTGTTCGTGTAGTTTCGCTTGCGCCCACGCCACAAGGATTCCCGAATTACCAACATCTAATGTGTGCCTGAAAGGGAACCGGTGACTGATCGTGTTTGAGATGTCGCTCATACGGGTATCATAATCCTATAACGTGTCCCTGTGGAGTAGTTAGAGAGCGTGTCATGTATCAGACCCCTGACTGGGTAGCCGCCGTACGAGATGCGGCTATCGTTTTGGCGTTCCTCGCCGCTCTGGTAGGTACGAGTACGGCGGTCGGCAAGTTCTTTATCGTTAAACCGCTGGAGCGTTATATTGATGCGCGTACTCCAAAGAACGGCGGCAGGTCGTTGGGGGAGTTGCACGATAAAGTGGACGGGATCGCGCTACGGGTCGGGCGTATCGAAAGTGAAGTTGTTCGTCTAGATCACGAGATCGACGGTCATGCTTCAACATAACTGGAAACTGCGGCGACGCGCCGTCTTCGGGTCGCTCCTGTTCGCGGCAGGTATCATTGTCTATGTTGGGTTACGTTGGGAAGATACGGCTCTCGCGGAGACACTCGTTCTGGGGGCGTATGGGCTAATGGGGGCAGTGGTCGCGGCGTATACAGGGTTCGCGGTAATGGATGATCGTTATCAGACGCAATATAGGACGGAGCACAATGAGTATCTTCACGAAGACATTCTGGAAAGAGGCAACGGAGCGCGCGGTGAAGACGGCGGCTCAAACATTCCTGGCGTTAGACCTTGGCGAGACGGCGAATATCCTCACCATTGATTGGCCTGCGATGTTGGGTGTCGCTGGCGGTGCCGCTTTGATGTCTGTCGCTACTTCGATTGTTTCGTCGTCTATTACACGCCGATCTTCACCGTCGCTTGTGAAGGAGCCGACAGATGCCGAATAGTATTAACGGATGGCAAGTTTTGGATGACCCGCCGTGGAGTGACCCGCGTCTCGCTAAGAAGCCTGTGCCGGGTGTGCCGGATCGGAGTCTCACGCTACGCCGCGAGGTACTGCCGCTGTTCCTCGCGCTGGCTAAGGACTACCACGACACGATTGAACCGGTAGACGAGGGCACGTTAGACGATTGGTCGTATTCGTATCGGGATGCCCGGTACTCTAAATCGTGGTCCGACCATGCGTCAGGGACGGCTATCGACTTGAACGCTTCGAAAGAGGGGTGGCTGGGCATGAATAACTATTCGTGGTGGGCGAACCCGTCACGTTACCGTGCAGCGCAGGCGATTAAAGCACGCTATGAGGTTGTCATGTGGGGCGGGTCGAAAGATTTCGGCGGTGACTACTACAACGGGAGCACGGTCGATTGGATGCACTGGGCGATTAAGCCCGGTGTCGGTGTCGCTCAAGTACAGTCCGTTATCTCGAAACTGGGGATCGACGCGGACGGCGTGCGGCGCGGGAATAACGATAAAGCGGATATGAAGATTGCTAAGTTGCAGAGGCAGCGGCGGCGGACGCGGGCTAATATCCGTGAAAAGCGCGGAGCCGGGGAGTCTGTGGCGGGTTTGCCGTCACGGGTGAATAGGCTCACGGAACGTATCCGTAATCTTCGAAAGGGGTAATCATGTCTGGGCTAAGGGGCGAGTTAGCCAAGATTGACCCGCTAGTCGGCGGGTCTAGGTGTCACTTGTGTGAGGTGCTCCCACAGTTAGAGGAAGACGACCGGGACGCTTTGGCAGAGGCACTAGAATCTAGGGCATTACACGCGACGATGATTTCCAAAGCGTTATCGAACATTGGTCAGTCAGTTAGCGCCGGGTCTATCCGTAGGCACCGGCGTGGGGATTGTATGGCTGGCAAGTAGACGTAGGTAGATGCGCGCGCGCGTCCCTACACGGTGGGGGAGAGGATCGGGGACCGCCCCTCTTCCGGTCCTTTCCTCCATCACCCTTATTTATAGCCATTAAACTATGTGCATGAGCGACGAAAAGGCACCGCCGGTAGAGGAACAGTTAGAGGCCGCTATGCTCGCGTATTTGCGCGAAAACTATGAGGGCGTGGCTCTTATCACCGGGTGGGTCATGGTCGCGGAGATCATGGACGCGGAAGCGGTGCCTGATCTCGTAGGTTTCGCGGCGGAGCATATGCCGTATTGGAAGATTAACGGTCTGATAGATGCTGGCCGGGACATTATTGCCTACGAGGAATACGCCGATGCCGATATTGAAGACGACGAATGAATGAGTTAACTGCCGCTATCGACTCTTTCATCCACCGGGTGGGAGAAATGACGGAGGCAGACCTTAATTCTGCGGTGGCGGCTCTTGAACGTGGGTTAATTCATGTAATAGTGGAACAGCATCTACGCCAAATTAAGGGCGTGTCGCACCTGCAACCCGTTCCCGATTCGTCACACTAGCCGTTATGAGGCGGATTCCTGGCGGGGCTATTGGGCGCGTGTTAGCGGACCGTGGCATGTGTGTTGATATGTCTGCGAGTATCTTCGACGCGACGGAGGGGCGAAACGTTTTGGAGGCGCTGAAGGCGTGCAACGTATGTCCCGTGGTGAAAGAGTGCGAGGATTTTGTTCGACCCAAAAGGTCTTTCTTCGATGGAGTGTGCGCGGGGAAGGTGTGGGTTGACGGAATCCGGGTTGATGTGTTCCGGCAGGAACCTTTACCGGGTGTGGGCGAGTAAACTAGTGGAATGACACCACTTCAGATGTACGCTATTGGTCTCCATGAACTTTATGTGGTGTTGATAGATGCGGGTTTCACTGAGGTGCAGGCAACCTACTTAACGGCGCAGAGGATGAGAATAGATGCCTAACGATAAAAAGCCTATGGAGTTTATGGAGTTCGGTTCGACGGGTCTGCGGCGTTCTGGCGGAACCGTTACCGAAGAATTTCTACCTAATCTTCAAGGCACTAAAGGGTTCAAGGTCTACCGGGAGATGCGGGACAACGACCCGGTTATCGGGGCGATGCTCTACGCGATCGATAAGGTGATCACCCGGCTGGAGTGGCATGTTGAGGGCGAGGATAAACGGACTGCGACGTTCGTGCAAGAGTGCCTAGACGACATGTCCGATTCGTGGGACGCGACGCTTCAGAACATTCTCTCCATGTTGGTTTACGGTTGGTCGTTCCACGAGATCGTGTACAAGATGCGTCGCGGGGAGACTGGCGACGGGCGCACAACGTCACGCTATAACGACAACCGGGTGGGGTGGCGTAAGTGGCCCGTGCGGGCGCAGGAGACGCTACAGGAGTGGATGATTGACGAGCGCGGGGGGATTCAGGGAATGGTGCAAACTGACCCCGCTGTGGGGGCTATGTTCCGTATCCCGATTGAGAAAGCGATCCTGTTCCGCACAACCACTAACCGTAATAATCCTGAGGGTTATTCGTTGCTCCGTAACGCTTACAGGCCTTGGTTCTATAAGAGGCGTATCGAGGAGATCGAAGCGATCGGTATCGAACGGGATTTAGCGGGTTTGCCGATGGCATATGTGCCACCGGAGTACCTTTCGAACACGGCTACCCCGTCGCAGAAAGTTGTGTTACAGGCGATCACAAACATTGTGCAAAATGTGAAACGGAATGAACAGGAGGGGATCGTTTTCCCCGCCGCTTACGACGAACAGGGTAACCGTATTTTTGACCTGACTTTGTTGTCGGCTTCAGGGACACGGCAGTTCGACACCGGTGCCGTTATCCAACGTTACGATCAACGCATTTCGATGTCGCTTTTGTCCGATTTTCTGCTGTTGGGATCAGATCGGGTTGGTTCGTTCGCGCTAGGCACAACGAAGGTTGACCTGTGGACCCTAGCCGTGGATTCGATTGCGAAGACGATCGCGGAAACGGTGAATCAGTACGCGATCCCGCGTCTGCTAAAACTAAACGCGATGCGGACCGACAAAATGCCGTACCTCACGTACGGTCAGGTTTCTAGTGTTGAACTGACAGAGGTAGCCGATTACGTAAGCAAGTTGGTTGGCGTAGGTGCAATCATGCCGGACAGGACGCTGGAAGAGCACTTGCGGACATTGGGTGACCTACCCGATGGCGATCCTCTCGTCTGATGCTTGTCTTTAAGGCGCGGCGGCGCGTATCCCCGGCCCTGAGGGCAGAGGACACACCTAGCGAGAAACGGGTAGCACAGAACCTTGTGCAGGCCCGTCGCGAGGTGGAATCGTGGATGGACCGCAATATGACCGCGCTCATGGACGCGATCGCTCACAGGCCGTGGACGACCGTTGCGGACATGATCCCTGACGACCCGTGGTTCAACTTTCAGGAGTATTTACAGGGCGAGTTGACGGGCGAGGCTATCGACGCGGGATTCCGTACGGTGGACGGCCCGGTGGGTAAAGCGAAAACTCCACTTCTGGGCTACGCGTTTGATGCGGAAAGGCCGGAGGCGGCGGCGTGGGCGGCACGCGAGGCAGGGAACCTTGTGACAGGGATCAACACGGAACAGCGGATGCTGATTCGTGATCTGGTTTCGCGTGGACAGGTGGAGGGGATAACCGTTGATCAGACTGCGCGGCAGATTCGGCAGGGCGTTGGTTTAACTAGCCAACAGTCCGGGTGGGTTGACAATTTTTATGATCGTTCCTTTTCGGATGGCATAAGGTCGGGCTTGTCTCCGGCGCGGGCGGGGGAGCAGGCGAGGTCTAAAGCGGCCCGGTATCACGATCAGGTTCACCGGTATCGGGCGCAGACAATCGCTAGGACTGAGGTCTCTAGGGCGTCTAGCGAAGGCCGTCAGATCGCGTGGAAACAGGGAATAGAGAAAGGGTTCATTTCCGCGAACGCTCAGAAAGAGTGGATCGCGGAAGCGGACGCTTGCGATATATGCTCACCGCGTAATGGCACTAGGCACCCGGTAAGTAAGCCGTGGCCGGATGGGGAACCTCCGGCACATCCGAACTGCCGTTGTGATCTTTTGCTCATACCTGAGCCGATTACTTCACAACAGCGGGGGGGTCTAAACATCCCAGATTTTGTTGCCTCTCTCCCAAAGAGAGTTGTAGACAGTTTGATTTTCTCTCAAGTAGACATATTGTCAGATTTTGTTTTACGAAGAATGGCCGAACAGGGAGACAGCCTTGACACCCGAATTAGAAGATTCATTGAACGAAGAAACAAGTTCGTTAGAGAAAACCGCCCAGAACAATCAGCAGTATACGAGGCCCGAACTTATCAGGAGAGGACAGGACTACGGTCTTACTCCCGAACAGAGCGAGATTCTTTCTCTGTATCTTTAGACGACGTTGATATCGAAGTTCAGAGCAAATATCTTTACACTCCGACAGACGAGATTCGCGATATTTTTCAGCGCGGCGGGATCAGTGCCCCGGATATGTATGAACTTCAGCCTGGGGAAGCCGCCGTGTTCCACCGGATTATTGCTGACGCTAAAAACAGCAACAAGTTCGGTGCGTCTGTTGAACTTTACGACGTAGACGATTATGCGGGTATGCGCCTGTTCTTGTCTAAAGACGGTGGGGCCGGGTTCGCTATTAAAGATGGTGACGAACTGGTATCCGTTTTCCGTGGGAACCCGAATCTGGCCGGAGTCGCGGACTCTATGGTGCATCTTGCTATACAGCAGGGGGCGCGTCGCGCCGATGCGTTCGACACGGTTCTGCCGCATATTTATGGGGATCACGGGCTTGTTGTGGTTGCCCGCACGTCTTGGAATGACGACTTCGCCCCTGACGGTTGGAATAAGAAACTTTTCGGTGCATTCAAAGATGGTGAGCCTGATGTTGTGTTCATGGCTTACAACCCGAATCATTATCTTGGCTACTTCCCCAAAATGGGGGCCACGTTCGGGAGCACTCAATACGATGAAGCCTACGAGTATACGAAGAGTCTATCGAAGTGGCTAGGAACCCGGCGTGCGTTAAGGGACGATGAAGCCGATAGGCGAGATTTAGATATTGATGTTCCTGATTCGTCTTACCGGGGCCAGCACCAAGCGCCGGGGCCGGATTATGGGGCGTCAATGAATGACGTGAGGGGCATGTACCCGGATGATTTCTATGACGGTAACGCATTGCGTCTCTACGGCACGGGGGACGATGTGGCGGATAGCGAATCTTTACGGGCAATCATGTTCGCGCGTAACGACCCGAACGCGATGATTACTGTTTACCGCGCCGTTCACCGTAATGTGGATGCGATCAATGACGGCGATTGGGTTACCCCGTCCCTGTCTTATGCGCGTCAGCACGGTGCTTCAAACTTGGGTGACGACTTCATCATTTTGGATATGACGGTTCCGGCTCGTAGTTTGTGGACTAACGCGGATTCGTTGAATGAGTGGGGTTTGTATCGCGGGACTAACGCGATTGATGCGGTTCCGGTAAAGGTGCGTAACGACACGATTTTCGATAACCCGTGGCCCACAATGCCCCCACACCCGCAGACTGGTTGGGCGATGCCTATAGACGACATTACGTTGCCGGACGGCAGGCAGGTCAAGATCGTTTCAAGCGGCGGTAGTTCCCGTGGCCCCGGTCTCTATAACGGTAGATACGTCATGTATGACGTGAAGACGGGTAACTACATGGGGCATATCGATTATCAGTTCGCGAAGGGTGAGCCTACTCTGATCGCGATGATTGAGGTTGACCCCGTGTACCGTCGTGACGGGATTGCGAGCGTGTTGGCCGCAAGATTGCGCGTAGAAAGCCCTCAGGGTCTTGACCCCGGAATGCTTACTGAAGATGGCGCTAAGTGGTGGGATCGGGTTAAAGATTTCGTTGGGCCAAAAACGTTGACCTTGGATGACGTTCTGAGTCAAGCCGACACGTTTTTCGATAACGCGCAGGACTGATGGTTGCGGGATTTCGTCGCTGAAGCGGAAAAGGGAATGCCCCCCGCCGTGGCGGAGGGCACCCTGTAGTTCCGTTCAGGCTACGCGGTGCGCCCCAAAGTCATTCGACTGGAAGCACGACGCCTCGTAGGATACGTCACCGATCTGATCGCAGTACACGTTATCGATTTCGCCTTTCACGAACCGCTTCACGCCCCGTGTGTAGACGCGGCGGACGGTGTAGGTGTCTGACGGGTCTAGGTCGATTTCGACGGTGTAGCCGTAGGCGACGGGGAGTACGAGGGTTTCGCCTGTGAATCGTACGCGTCCGCCGGAGATGGCGAGGACGGTTGAGCGACCGATCTGGTTGAGGATTTCTTGTGCTTGTGTGTTGTTCATGGTGTGCCCCTTTTTGTTGTGGTACCCGGTGTGGGTATGCCCCCATTATGCGCAGACTGAGACTGTACCTGTCAAGTGGAAATGCGAGATTCGCGGAAATAGTTTTTCGTACAGTCGTTCGGTAACGTCCCGTGACACTATCGTTATAAACATTTTTTGCGTATTGAGGGATTTGGACTTGACAGGGACAGCCTGAGTCTGCGCATAATAGAACCACGCCAACACGGGCGACAACCAAAGGGGCAAGACATGAAGACCACATACACCGCCACCGCAAAGACCGGCGAGACCTATACCCGCAAGAGTGAACGCGGCTACACTCACGCCGCGATCGTCACGCTTCCCTACCCCATGAGCGTGCATGTGAAGTTTTCTGGGAGTCGCGATCTGGCGGTCAAGGCGGGTAACGCTGTTGTGGCCCCGTCACGGTGGATGCGTCCGGGCATGGAGTCCTACGATCGCATCATGGCTATTCAGGCCGCTACGACCATTGAGATTGTGGAGGTGACGTCATGAGCGCGGTAACCCCAGCCGCGCGACGGGGGCTACAACTGATCGACAGCGGCCACCGCATGGAGGTCACGCGGCAAATGATGGATCGTCTCTCGCGGGACGGGCTGATCGATTTTGATCTGAGTGTCGATCCCGTGCAGGGATGGTATGTGACCAATAAGGGACGGGAGACTATGTCATGAGCGTTATCGATTCCGCACTTTGCACCGTTTCCGGGTGGTACTGGTATTGCGACGCGTGTGATACTCACGGGAACGCGGACGGAGAAGAGGAAGCCCGATACGTGGCGTGGGCGCACGAGGAATACCAGAACGTCCGGCAAATGGACGATGAGTCTTGCGATCTCCACGTGTTCCGCGTCGGCGCGTAACGCGGATATAGGCGGCTAGAATAATGGGATGGACCTTCTAGATCGAATCAACTCCCTCACCGATGATCAACTGCGGATGATTGCCGACCGTGACGACGCCGGCGGCGTTCTAGCGTCGTACCGGCTTGCGGAGTTGCGCGGCTTGCCGATGCCTGACCGGGAGACCGTGATTTTGGGCGACGGGTACGTGATCGTCGCGCAATCGGGTCAGGTGCAGAAAATCCCTGTAGACACTATGGAGAAAGTTATCCGGCAGGAGCAGGGCGAGTATTGCGTTTACTCTGAAGACGGGGAACAGTCTTTCGGGTGCTACAAGACGATGAGTCAGGCTGAAGAGCGGTTGCGGCAGATCCATTTCTTCCGTGAAGCGGTTCGTGAGGGTTCGTTCGTTTCGTGGAATTCTTCTGGTGGCCGTGCGCGCGGTCAGGTTGAACACGTGATGTATGAAGGTGTGTTGGGTATTCCGGGTAGTGATTTTCAGATTAATGCTGAAGATGATGACCCGGCTGTATTGATTCGTGTTTGGCAGAAGGGCGCGGACGGTTGGGCCGGCACGGAAACTCTTGTGGGTCACAAAATGTCTACGCTGACCCGTATTGATGCGTTATCGAAAGAGACTCCGACGAAGCGTGAAAACGGTATGGATTTCCCTGCCGTGGCGTACGCGTATGTGCCTGACCCGGTTGAACCGGCGACGTGGGCTTTGCGGGTGTGGGAGACCCCGGAAACGATGGAGACGCGGGAGCAGATCGGGCGTGCGCTGGAAAATTTGGATAGCGTGCGCATTCCGACAGGCGATAGGCAATCCGCTCAGGACGGGATTAACCGTGCCGTAGAGCGTTTGCAGGCACGTGAAGGGAAGTTGTCGAAAGAAACTTTTGTTCCACCTCAGGGTGTGCAGGATGCCGCGCAACGGGCATTAGATTGGATCGGTGAGGGTCACGCCGGGTCAGGGTTTACCGATGTTGGCCGGGCACGTGCCGCACAGTTAGCGCGTGGTGACGGGGTATCTGAGGAAACAATCCGCCGGGTCGCTAACTACCTTTCACGACATGGGGGGGACAGTCGCGCGGAAAAGTTCAGCGCCGGTGAGGATGGGTTCCCGTCTCCGGGCCGGGTGGCGTGGGACGCGTGGGGCGGCGACGATGCCGTGGCATGGTCTACAAGTATTGTTGAGCGGTTGAACCGAACGGATAAGCGCGCAGTACCGGAACCGATCACTAACCTACATTTGAATTTAGTAAATCGTCAACACGCCATTGACGAATACCTGTATGGCCCGTTGAACCCTGAAGCCCCCGGTGACTACTGGGATCGTCTGGGAGCCGCGTGGGGCGTGTCAGCGGAGGAAGCGGCTACAACACGTTGCGGGAACTGTGCCGCATTTAACGTGAAGACGGACATCCTGGGTGCCATTAGCGGCGCGATTAGCGACGCCGGGGACGAAGTGGTTGATGCCGCCGGTCTTGGATACTGCGAACTCTTCCAATTCAAGTGTGCGTCTGCGCGTTCCTGTTCAGCGTGGTTAACGGGTGGCCCCATAACAGACAGCGAACCCCCGGAGGAACAGGCCAAATCGGTTTCCCGCGACGGTCGGTTCCTACGCAAGGAAGCCGCGCAACGATTCACTCTAGGGCCGTTATACGTTCCTGATTTCATGGATGCTCACGGGGAGTGGACGGACTCTAACGAATTGCAACAGGGCGTGTGGGGATGGGTGCAGTCAGAGGACAGGACTATCTATCTGCAACATGACACCGATGTACGGGCGGGTGAGTGGGTTGAAGTTATGACGATGCCGCAACCGTGGACTGTTCACATGGTGGACGGGGCGGGTAACCAGATCGGGAAAGTAACGTATCCGACCGGGACCGTGTTCCTTGGCGTTATTTGGGATGAAGACGCGTGGAAGCAGATCGTCGCGGGAGAGTTGCGCGGGTATTCCATCGGCGGATTGTCTGATCGGGTGCTAGCGGATTTACCGGAACAGGCCGTTCGGGAAGGGATCGAAGTAGATGGCTAAAATTATGCGCCCCGGAACCTCCACCTACACGTTAATCGATGGTCGGTTGCGGCACACGATCGTGACCGCCGTAGATGATCAGGACAACATTTCGGTTCGTTTAGGTGGCGCTTCCGATAGTTCGTTATTCAATGCCGACCGTTCCGCCGTTGATGGCACGCGCGCTTACCAATTCGAAGAAGAATAAACGTCAAAAATAACGTGCGCGATCTGCGGTATTATTGTTTTGACTATTGGAGGTGCATATGGCGCGCAAAGCCCCAAAAATGACCGATCTCATTATTGAAGAGACTTCAGGTGTTGATCACCCGGCACATCTACATGAGGGTTGGCTTGTCATTAAGACTTCAGATGTTTCATCTGTGGCAGATGTCATGGCTACTCTGCCCGAACCGTTAGGAGAAAGCATGAACGATCAGACCACAGAGGTTGCTAACGCCGCTGAAGATGCCCCGGTAGAGAATGCGGAAGAAGGTATGACCCCAGAGGCCAAAGAGGTAGAAGAGGAAATGGCTATGGCGCAGGCTCGTATCGCAGAGTTGGAAGCCCGCATTTCCGAACTAGAAAACGCGGCAGGCGAAGAGGACGTGATGGAAGAGGCGGCAGACGATATTGTTGCTCTCGCGAAATCTGCCCCGGAGCCTATCCGTAAAGCACTAGAAGAGTTGACTAAGGCTAAAGAGGAAGCGGAGAACACGCTTGCTAAAGAGCGTGAGGATCGTGCCGACGCCGAATCTATCGTTAAGGCCCGTGAAACTTTTTCACACCTGACCTTGGATCACGAAAAGGTTGGCCCGGCGCTACGTCGTCTCGCCATCATGGACGAGGCTCTAGCGAAGAGCGTGGAAGACGCGTTGACCTCCGCAGATGCCCAGAACGAGTCTGCTGACATCTTCACTGAGGTCGGCAAGGGCGTTGTCCCCAAGGGTGACGCGATCGAAAAAATGACTTCCCTCGCTAAGGCAGCGGTAGCAGAGGGCAAGGCAGCGACAGTAGAGCAGGCTCTCGCACACGTCGCAGTTCAGAATCCCTCGCTGTACAACGATTACCTTAATGAGAAGGGAGCCTGAAGTGGCTGTTGAGTTTTCGAATGCCGCCGTTAAAAAGACTTTCACCGCTGGTGGTGATTTGTCCGGCGCGCAATACAAGTTCGTGAAGATTGACCCGGCAGATGGCGATGTTGTAATTGCCGCTGCTGTTACTGATCGTCCTATCGGCGTTCTTCAGAACGATCCTACCGCTGGCGAGGCCGCAGAGGTAACGATCGTTGGCGGTAGCAAGTTGGTTGCCGGTGGCTCCGCTTCTGCGGGTGCCGTGCTTCTTACTTCCGCTTCCGCTACCGGTGTTACCGGTACTGTCGGTGGAGCCGCTTCGACTTCCTATATTCTTGGCGCATTCATTGAGGATGCCGCCGCTGGGGGGATCGTGTCCGTTGTCGTCAACTGCGCTAATGCTGCGCGGGCCGTGTAAAGGGAGATTAAATAATGCCACAGCCTACTTCCAATCAGGTCCATGTTGATGCGATCCTGACTAACATTTCCGTTGCTTACATGCAGCGTGCGGAAAATTTTATCGCTGACAAAGTCTTCCCGGTTATTCCGGTGGACAAGCAGAGCGATAAGTATTTCACGTACACCAAAAATGATTGGTTCCGTGACGAAGCCGAAGTTCGTAGCGATGGCACAGAGTCTGTCGGTTCCGGTTACAACATCGCGACCGACACCTACTATGCCGATGTTTTCGCTATCCATAAGGATGTCGGCGATCAGACTCGCGCCAACGCCGACGCACCGATTAACGTTGATCGTGAAGCGGCAGAGTTCGTAACACACCGTTTGTTGCAGCGTCGTGAACAGCAGTTCGTGTCTGATTTCATGTCTACTGGTGTGTGGGCGACTGACGTTGCCGG